ATGGAAGCAAAATTAGGTCGTGAGTTGACTGAACGTGAGAGGGAGGAGATTGATGAGTACGTCTTCGACGACGTAGAAGATGAAGAAGCTGCTTTTAAAGGCGGTAACATCGAACATGATTGAGCATCTCACATTGAAGCACCTCAGTTTGAGGGCGTTAAGAAGATTCTTCACCATAGCCTTAATGAAGCAGGTCTTATTGAAGAATACTACATTGAGCATAATGGTAAATTAGCTGCTGTATTGGCAGAAGATGTCCAGATTGTTATGTATGAAAGTCATGAAGATGACGAAAAGGAAGAAGATGATGACGAAGAAAAAAAAGAAGAGCACAAAGAAGAAGATGAAGAGGTTGTCTTCGGTGGTGCTAGCCCTATGCACGGAGTAAAGCCTAAGCTTCAAGGAGTACCTTTACTTAAATAATAACATAAAATTACTATATAAAAAAAGCCGGGCTATAGCCCGGCTTTTTGTTGTTACATAATTAACTAGCAACAACAGATATTACAACTACAATAGTATGTAGTTGTTGAGCAACAATAGTTACTGCAAGTGCAGTAATTTGCGTAGTTGCATGTAGGACTCGGACTCACTGTTGGAGTGAGGCAAACAAAAGATGGTGAAGGACTCAGACACACTGTTGGAGTTATACTAGGGATAGCACTTAGAGTCACCGATGGTGTAACTGAGCTCGTAGGTGTAATACTCGGAGTAACAGATGGTGTATTGGTTGGGGAAACTGGTGGCGATACAGCTGGTGTAGCGCTTGAAGTAACACTCGGAGTCTTTGAAGGAGTTACACTAGGTGTTACACTAGGTGTTACAGGGAGAGAATGTGGTGGAGTCTGAGATGGTGAAGGACTCGGACTCACTGTTGGCACATCTTTACTAGAGATAGTAATTGTAATTTCTTTATCACTATCCGTAGCTAGTAAAGCTCCCATCAAACTTCTAATACCAGGAGTAATGTCGTTACTATTAATTTTAATCTCACTCATAATAACATTTGTCGGTTTGGGTAATTTAGCAACTAGGGGTTCAAATTCTAATTTAACTGCTTTAGAAGTGCCAGCTAAACCGAAATATACACTTTTACCGACGGTAATGGTGGCTGTTGTAAATCCCGTACCTATACTCATAATACCAGAACCCTCTTCAATAGTATCTTTACCATCCATAAACTCCTCACTATAATCCTTCCATTGAATTTCATATGTGTTAGGATTGATTCTAAAGCACTTAGTATCGGCCCAGAAGGCGCTATAAAGCCAACCATCAGGGGCCAAGTAGCCATGGAAGTTTTTGTTTTTATTTACTACTGCGAGGTAATCTTTTGGAAGATCGATTTCTTCGTAGGAATCATCTGAACAATTAATAATAAGAATCTTCTTACCTGTTCTTGGTAGGCAAAATACTTTATTGACTCCTTTTACGTAAATTGCGCCTACATATTTCACACTAAAACCTGATACCCCTGAGGTGATAGGGGGACCTTCAAGGTATTTAAACTCCCCATTTTTATCAATCTTTGCTGCGCTTGAATTTAAAGCAGGGGGCATATAGATCTCACCTTTGCAGTCTGTAGCTGCTCCCCAGATATGGCCAAACCTAGACATGTACCCTGGTCTTTTATCTTTTTCTGGAATAATACTTCCAATTTCGCCAGTTTTTGTATTGAGGGTTAAAATTCTGAGATTTGTAGTATACGAAGGCATGTAAATAATACCATTCAACCCTTCCACGCCAGATCTAACTTGAGGGGAGTATGATAATTTTTCTTCTATAGTAAGTTCGCCGCTAGCCCTATTTAGTTTTCCAAAAGATTTCGTATAGGCTGGCAAGAAATAAGTATTGCCATCGGAGCATTCTACGGTTCCAACAAAACCTTTATAGCCTTCAGGCATTTTCTCTATCTTATCTAGAGAGGTATATGTTTTCGCATAGAATTCAGATTTGTACCCTAGCGCGTGAATTATCCCAGAATCATCTAAAGCTATACTACGTGTCTTTGTAAGGTTGCCTTGAATCTCACCATCTAAAAAACTTAACTTTGGCCAACTTACATCTGTATTACTGCTCATATGGCTATTTATGTTTTCAAATGTCTTTAACAAGTGTTTGCTACCCCAAAACATTTTTATATCAAATCATTTAGTTCTTCAGCATACTTTATTCTTTTAGATGTATGTGGAGTACCAGCCTTTTCATATTTTTTTAAGAATATCAATGTGGCGTCTTCTACATTATCAGTATTATTAAGCATCTCTTTAACCCTCTTATATTCAGGATGCCTATCCATTTCATATAATATAAAATCAATTTGAGTATCTAAGTCACTCCAATCAGTACCCCTACGCTTAGCAAACTTAACTAAGTTAATTGGGTCGGTATCATAACGACCACCCTTCTCCCACTGAGCTAATCCTCTACCAGGACCACCACCATATTGTTTAATAGCTGGATTTAAATTAGACTCTGCTTTAAGATTGGCAACTATACCCACAGCAGCAGTTGTGGTGAGCCCACCTTTACGGAGACGGTTTACAATATATTCTGGCGATCCTTTTTTAGGATTACTCTTAATGTTAGGTTTAACTTTAACTGGCTCTGATTTAATTTCGACTGGCTCATTTTCCAATTTAAGTCGTTGCATTACTTTAGCAGCAACCTGATCAAATTTAGTTGATGATATCATATCATCAGCTTTTTTAAGAGCCTCAATTTTTTGCTCAACTGGTTCAGGACGCTTATTTAGTAACTTAAGGATATAATCAGTTTCATATGCAGTTGCACCAAGAGAGAGTAGACCTAAAAGTATCTCTTTAAACCCTTCATCAAACTGTTCCGTCATTGCTTTTTGGCCTTATAGTTTTAGGTTTACCAGCTGCTATCCAACATTCTTTACACCTATACGAACGAAACCCGGATATCTTTTGCGAACTATGACATACAGGGCACCACTTCGTTGTAGGCTTTTCTTTTTTAGACATTAAATGTACTGTTGTGTATAACTCTCTTTCTCGAGAGTGAGCTCTGTCTTAGAGAGCTTACCATCTCCTTTATCACTCATGTTAGATGGATTTTCTTCATCTTGCTCAACATCTTTAGGGTCAATGTTAACATCATCTTTACGCTTTTGTGCATCAGGAATTGGAGGTAAATTAACTCCAAAATCAACAGGCTCACCAAGACAACATGGAACATCAACATTACCGACATAACGACCACCTCCATGGTCAACTGAAAGGGTTACTTTATCTCCTTCCGGGCTAATTCCTCTAACACGAAGATGTAATCCAGTATCGATAAAATCATCAACAATTTCCTTTACGTTAGATGGAAGACCTTCATACGCTTCATCACTCTTAAAGTTATCATTAAATTTGAAAACATCATTTTGCTGAAAACCGCCTTGCGTTCCACGTGCAGGGTACTTAGCCATATAGTACTCAAAAAGATGGAGAAATTTTTTGTCTTTAGCCATACTAATATTTAGTCGTTAAGATAAATATTTATACAAATTTATGGCGGTAAGATTAGATAATTTAGAAAGATCTTCAATTGAGCAGAAATCTTTACAGGACGGCTATCTCTATAAAGATATAAAGTTTGATTTAGATTTTAACCGCTTTGTAAAACCGGAATTATACTCTGAATCCGGACCAAAAGATCTTGCCGAAATACAAGACGGTCAAGCTGTTATTAATTCAGTTAAAAATATTCTTACTACTACCCCTGGTCAAAAATTACTTAACCCACTTTTAGGTTTAGATTTTAGAAGCTATTTGTTTGAGCCTATCAATACAACTACTTCATACTTTTTAAGTCAATTCATCTATTTAAATTTAGGTGTTCAAGAGCCTCGCATCACTCTCAATAGCGTTAGTATTGAAGGATTACCAGAACAAAATCAATACAACATCGAAATTGGATTTAGTATACCTAATTTAGATATCAACAATCTATCTTTAAATGCTACTCTCAATAAAGATGGTTACGTTGTTGTATAACAATGCCATTAGATTAAATATATACAATGAGCCTCCAAGATTTTACAGACTACAGCCTTCCGAGGAACGCTTATCTTTCTTTTGATGCTAATTCTCTCAAGACTTTAATTATTGACAGGCTTAATGAGAATGAAACCTTTACAGATCAAAACTTTGAAGGTTCAAACTTTAGTGCATTTATTGATGTTGTAGCATATATGTATCATGTGTTGCTTTTTCAGCTTAACACAACCTCTAATGAATCTACATTTAGTACAGCTACTATTTATGAAAATATGAATAAGCTTGTATCTACCATTGGATACAATCCACTAGGTGATCAAACGTCCTTAGTTAACATATCTCTCTCTGCACGTAATTTAACTTCTAATGTATATACTCTTCCAAGATTTAGTTCAGTTGCAGCTAATGGCAATAACTACGTAACTATTGAAGATATTACTTTTGAGAAAACTATAGATAACACTTTAGAACAAGTTGCACCTTCTAATAGTACTTTATATCAAGGCACTATTACCGAAACATCATATAATGCTACTGGTGAGCCATATGAAAATATTATTTTAATTGATAGCTTTACATCTAAACAATTTATACAGAGTACATCTAACGTTCGAGATTCAAAATTTATTAGTGATAATTCATTTAACATATTTGTACAAAATAATACAACAGGAGAATGGTCGCAATACGAAGAAACGTCGTCCTTATTCTTAGAGAGTGCAGATGCTAAAAAATATGAAAAGCGTTTAAATGGCAGCGGTAACTACGAATTCAAATTTGGTAATAATTTAAACGGTAAACAATTAGAAGCTAATGACACGGTTTTAATTTTTTATGTTATATCGGATAATGAAGCAGGTATAGTGGGACCTAATTCATTTACGGATACTTCTTTCACTTTATTTGGATCCACTAATTTCGATGCAGTAAAAAATATTATTTACGATACTAATCAAACGTTAATTACTGCCGCACAATTAGGCGACTTACTTCTCAACAACCGCTTTGCTTCATCTCCAACTAAAATAGCAGAGACTGTAGCAGATATAAGACGTAATGCACCAAAAGTTTTTGCTGCGCAAAATCGTTTAGTTACTAAAGATGATTATGAATATCAACTTAATAGAAACTTTAACAATATTACACGCGATGTTAAAATCTTATCTAATAACGATTATACATCTAAAGTGTTATCGTATTATGATGATATAGGTCTCGCACAAGGTAATGATGATTCAAGGATTTTATTTTCGCAGGTTTTATTCTCTGCATCGACATCATTTAATAATGTGTATGTATACACAGTGCCGAATAGTAACCCTACCTTAAACGGGCTTACTCCAAATTATTTAAATTCTGCTCAAAAACAACTCCTTGCGGAATTTTGTGATAATAAAAAGGACATTACACAGAATGTAGTTATTTCAGATCCAATATTTAAAGCCTTTGCATTTGGAGCACCTAATGTAGATGATGATTCCGTAGACGATACAGTTAATAATTCTCAGCTACGTGTTACTTTAGATAAGAATCAAGCTCTTAATGACGGTTCTATCAAATCTTCAATATATAATATTCTCAACAACTACTTTAATGGAGTGCAGTTAGGTGATCTTATTGATGTTGCACGGCTCACCACAGATATTCTTAACATCCCTGGTGTAACTGGTCTTGATACTATTAACGGTGATAGTATAGTACCTAATTTGAATTTTGTTATTTGGAATCCCGATTACAAAAACGAAGATAATGTTTTACAATCTCTAAATTATCAATTAGAAGATTTTCAATTTGCATATTTCTACAATCCTCAAAATATCACGAATAAGATTGCTATACGACGATTGTAAGATTAAATATGTTATATGTCGTTAAGTTCTCTACAACTCGATTCATCTGGTGAATTCGATTTGCTATACAATTTTTTCTATGTACGAGATTATAGAAATGTAGAGACATATGAAACTTTCGCACTTCCGTTTACACCTCTCCATTTTATACCCAATTTAAATGATGGTATAGAGGATTTTGTTTCTAATAAACGGCTTGTATGGAATTTCGGTGATGGTACTACAGTAGAGAGTGTTACTGCATCTCATGCGTATGACAAGCCGGGTCGTTATAAAGTTACATGCTACTTATATGATGAGTCTGGTACAGGTTATCTAGATACCTTTTCTTTAAAAGTAGATATTAAAGACTATATTGAAGATAAACTTGACATTAGTGTAAGTAGCTCTCTATCTTCTGTATTATCTGCAGATGCAGGTCAGCTAGAAAATCCAATTACTATTGAGAGGTATAATTCATATAGATCTCTTGAATCTGGTATACCATCAATAGTAGCATATTCATCCGCCGGCGCTGATAATGATTACTTTAGAAATGGTTACGCTAATGAGACTTATGGTCACCTAAAGCCTTATTCATCATTTGTTCAAAAATTAACATCGAGTGGGGTAATTGAGAATATTGAAGTTGATAATGTAATTACAGAAGACACGCCTATCTATATCAAACTAAGCAGCAATGAGATTGTGTCAACTACGGAGACAGATCCTGATGCTTTTTATGCAGGCTTGACTGGCACGGCTGATGTATATTTTAAGAGTGATTATCCGAGTAAATATAATCTTATTTTTGGCTATAAGCAAGGAGATATTTTTGAATACTCTAACACAACTAACTACGGGGTATCTTCTACTATAATCTCCAACAATACATATGATAAGCTTTCATTTTCATCAAATGGGTTAGATGGGGAAGGTCCTAACAATTCCTTTACAACTTTTAATATTGGTGCTACAAAATTCGCTACAACAAAAATTGCTTTTGTAGCTAAAGTAAAAGATGATAATAACTTTACTCAAAAGAATATGCCACTATTAAGTGCAGGTAGTGGTCCAGAGCTAAATATCGTTCTAACTAACGGTACAACCAATTATGATATTGATATAACTTCAAACTTCCTCGATCTATCAACTTTAGATACTGGAGGATTTTATAAAGGTTATTTTGTAAGTAATAATTCCGATACATTAGAAGACGTATACCTTTCTGGACATACAACATATTCTGGTAATGTTATATCCGGCGCTAGTAATACTTTTACGGTTTACCCAAGTAGTTTCTATACCATTTCAAAGAAAGGTGAAAACATAGATTTTAAAGCAGCATTTAAAGATATTGCTGAACAACCATTATTTACAGATGCTAAGGTATTAATGAGTGATTTCTTAGGATCAATTTTTGGAGATTTGAGCTCCACACAAGATTCTATCGGTAAAGCTACATATGAAAAGATACAAAACTTTTTTGATAACAATTCATCTATCGACGAAAGTAATGTTGATGAGCTTGATGGTATTTTACAAATGCTTAGCTTACCAGAGTTAAATAAATATTCTTTCCCACCTAAACTTAATAGGCTTATTGATTTATTATCCATTAGTAGGTCGCAATTATTCGGTCGACGTAATAGAAATCAAACATACTACCAATCTTATGGCTATCGAAATAACGAATTTTATGGCTACAACTTAGGTGACAAATTGAATGGAGGTAGTATTATTGTCGCAGGGCAGCAAATTGTAGCTTCAGAAAAGTATAGTGGTAAATTTACTACGTTAAATACTACCCTACCACTAAGCGCCAGAACCACTCCTACTATTACCATTACGGATGGTATTGTATACGGCACGTCAACAGGTCAGCTAGTATCCGCTGTATCGGAAGAACTTAATAGCGGTACCCCAATTACACTTGAGCAATTTGGGCAATGTGAAGTACTTACAGAAGGAGAGGATGACCTTTTAACTCAGGCACTATCGTCGAGCTCGCAATACTATAGATTAAGCGATTATAATTCGAGCTGGGGATGGCCGCTGCTATCTGGAGGTGGGCGTGATATCTTAGATATATATAATTTTTATTATCAGAAAGATGTAACTACTGATATTGAAAACTCTATAATTGATTTTACAGATCCCAATAACACTATTTCATATAGCCTTACATCATATAATGATTGGTCGAAGAATGATGGTACAATGTCCAATATCTTCTCGCAATCGTTATATGAAGGCCTCAAACTTTTTGAAGATTAATAATTATGTCTGACCAATCTATAAGAACAGTTCTAGTTAAGTACTCTATCACTAACCCTGATATTACAGATGGTGTGTATAGAGATACTATTGCACCGTTTTCGTTTTTAGATTTTATCAATAATACCCAGGCTGATTATTCCCCTGACGAGTATAGCTCGTTTTATAGTCAATACCTTCAAACCTGGTACTCTAAACAAGACGCATCCGAAGAAGAACAGCAAACGCAGTTTAAAGATTATTACAGACAGTTTATTAGAGAAATAGTTATTAACTATACTACTGAAACAGAAAAGCGTTTCTTGGAAAAAATAAATTTCAACGACCCAGCTGATTTGGACGTAGCTATACCTTTCTTTGCAAACCGTCTTAAAGATATTGCACTATTCTATAAGAAAAAGCGTGATGAAGGTAAATATGTAATAGACAGGAACAAACTCAAAGGTAGCTCTGCTGGTTTAGAAAAAGCCATTTTTGACAACATTTATAATTTTATTTTCAATACAGAAGATTCTCTAGATACAGAAAATTCTACTGTATTCGAAGCTATTAAAGATTTAGGAATAGAAATCGAAGAATTTGTTGATGTGTATGGTGATTATTTTGATTTACCTGATACGACAGATAGTAACAATATAAATAAAATTGATACAAAATATTATCTTGACCCGACAGGTATTAATGCAATATCTTCAGGAGATAATTTCTTAACAAATTTACGATCATTCAAAATAAATCCTCCAGCCCTAACACCAGCGGAGTTTGATGCAATTTGTAATCCAGATAATGAATTAGTTCAACTATACAATCAGTATAGAACAGGCGGGTTAACGATTGCTGAGTTTTATTCTTTAAAGCGTGCGTTGATTTCTAAGTACATTGGTACGGACATTTACTACATTGATACATCTTCAACACCAGCGGTATCTGGTTTGTTAGTAAGAGCTGAAACTCCTGCTGCTAATGCTCTTAATTTACAGGGAATAGATACTGCTACTGTTGAAAGTAATCAAATAAAACTTTTGCGTGATGTAGGTCTTAACTTTAGAGCTGATGATATTGGATTATTTAAACTACACGCTGAAACGTTCACATATGAAATAGATACTAATTTGTTAGAATCTGGTCAAGTTTACATATTTCCCGACCCATCTAAATACGGTAACGTATCTACAAACCCTCAATCTAACTACCCTATATATTATAAATTTGACTATAGGTTTAATACTAGAAATGTATCAAGTGGGTTAGCGACTGGAGATCCTAGAATTACAAACAAAACTACAACTCACGAATCGTATACTACCAAGGAGCGTAACGATTCACAGTTAGTAGATCGTAATGATATTAGTTACAAACTAAACTTTACAGACTTATATAATCAAGGGCTAGTATCAAAATATCAAACTGATATATATGGTAATGAGTATGCATTATTTAAAACAGAACCTTTAAAGCCCATTGATACGGATGTATCTTCACAAATTAAAAATTTGCTTTTAAACGGTCATACGTTTTTTGATGACGATGAAGGTTATAATTTTAACTATTCTTTGACAGCGGTTAATGGTACAACCATTAGATCTGGACTCAGTACATATACAAACGGATTAACCGCTCTAGATACTCCTCTCACTTTATATATGAGAGAGTTTTACCCATATCAAGAACTCCTCCAAGATACCAGAAACTTACTACCATTCTGGCGTGACGGTGGTGCATTTACATTTTTAGATGGCAGCGAACTACCTAATCCGCTTACAGGTTTAGGGCCTGGTTATCCAGCATCTACAAATTATTATTACACCGTTTTAGTAGAGGGTACATTCCCGGCGCCTGTTGATATTCAAACAGAACAAACACCCCTGTCCGATATTACAACAGAATCTGACTTTAATATTATTGCTGAAAACGGAGAACTTACCTTTGAAACTGATGTAAGATATTACCTTTCGGCTGGTGCACAGTATAGGAGATATGAAGGTGGTTACTTTACAGATGAGGTTGTATTACCTAATGACTTTATATACTCGGATAACTACCGCTATCTAGACAATACCGACTCGAGAGGCTCCACTATTATATCTAACCTTACTTCATCAAATACATCTCTCACGAAAGAAGAGCAGCAAACATTGATAGGCAATCTCTATGTTAAAAATGGTACATACTCTACTTCCGAGCTGTTGTCATCTGCACTTAATAAAACTATTACAAAGTATTCGTCAGCAATTCAAAATCAAATTAATCATGAGGTTCTAGATTTTGATATTATACAAAATACTATATTCCTCGAAACAAAGTCAACCCTCATTATTGACAAAATTTCATATAAGGAAGGGGCATTTACTCGTCCATCAACTATTAATACTATATTTTCAGTTAATAGTGCTAATATGGTTGAAGTATTTACTAATAGATTTTATAACGAAGAAACTGGTAAAGTTTATTTTGCACGCTTTAGAGATAATGCTAATGATACATGTGCACCTCTCGCTGATAACTACAAGGCAGTATATCCAGAAATTTACGAATATAATATTCAACAAAATTCAACAACTAAGCTGTACCCAACTGGTACAGATGATACGACGTTAAGTGCTTTTGAATTAAACGTAGAATCGCTTTCATCTCGAAATTACACTCCGGATTCTGTACATACTCCTAAACTAACTTATAATAGCTTAAATGATATATTTAAATTGACATACATTGTATGTGATAAAAACGATTTCACTCACTTAGTTGATGCTTCGTTTAAGATGTCGGATAATAAGCTTATCGTTGTTGATTCAAATAGATATGAACCATTAAATAATATTACCAGAACCTCTACCTTTGGCGATACTACAAACTTCAGCTTTATTTCAGCAAGTAATGGATCATTTACCAGAGATTCTAGACACTTCACCTTTACTGTATAATGAGTACGATTTTTATTAACCTTTCTTCCATAACAGCAAATACAAATGTGTATGGGGAAGAAATATTATTCAAAGGAGCTCCTACGATAAATTTTGTATTAACTGGTATATCTGAAGCGATCAATTCAGCCCTTACATTAGATATCAATTGGGGTGATTCCAGTTCTATACAATATGCTCAAAAAGATATTGTCTTCGATTATAAAACTAAATCTATTTTTGATGAAGTTCTATATGGTAAGGTTGGTGGAACTATTTTAAATCAGTATGAGCATACATATGTACCATCTACAAGTTCGTATTTCACTAACTTAACTGCGCAATTTTTGATACACTACAACAACGGATTTTTCGCTAATGTTTTCCAACCCATTAAATTGATTCGTGAAAGCTATTACGATAATATACAAAAGCTCGGCATTACTTCAACCCAGATGGTAGGTGCATCCGCTAGCAATACTATTGCCAACCTACAATCGAAGTTTAATAACGCGACCTATATCACTTTCTTGAATAATTAATTGTGTTTCATGTTTGTACCATTAAATATGTATGTAAATGGCGAACACCAATACATACTCAGTTAGTTCAATTGCATTTCCTAATGCAGAATATAATGATAGATATATCTCTATTGAGCAAACTAGATCAACTCTAGAGCAGGGGTTAAATGTCAATCTCATTGATGCTCTTTCAGGTGCACGTGATAGTAGAATAAATAACTATTCTTCTTTTTACCTGACTGGTAAAAATAAATTAGAGAATTTTATATCACTGCCATCTACAAGTAGTGATGAGACAACCTCTTTAGTAACAAAAATTGGATTTGAGCGACCAAATAATGAGCCGCGTCAATATTTATACATTTTCAAGAGTAACGCAGATCAAACTAATGATCAAAAAGCATTAGGTATACAACCTCTTGACAAAACTGGGTTATTCGCTAATAACTATTTTTTCGAAATAGAAGCATTAAATAACAACTTATGCCGAATTAAACATAACAATGGATTGTTTGATTTTTATCTCAATTATAACAACAACGTAGATAAATTTGTGTTTTATCAAAACACAGACAATTATAGAGACATTACTCGTGAGCAGAGTGATGTGTTTAGATATGTTTTAGATAGTGATGGGTATTTACAATTGTTTAAATTTGAAGATAGTGTTCTTAACATTGTTACGCTAAGTGGAGGCGAGCTAGTTCTCACTCCATTAGTACAAGGCAGTTTAAATCGTGGGCTTGATAATCTAATGCATATTGATTATACATTAGATCAAAATGTAAATTCCATTAACAAGAGTTTTATATCTTATAACAACAAAACATCATCTAACTTAATTCTCGATACAAAGACTAGTAGTTTTAATGAAGACGGACAATACGTGTTTACAACTGCATATAATGCAATTTCTGCAGAGTCGTTACCAATAAACTATTTTTCTTTAGATACTAATAGATCAGAATTTAACTATATCAAACGTGGCTCAAATATGGTTGATAGTTCAATTGGGCTAGGCCGTGACCCACGCGAGTATTATAATATAAACTCTGGTAACGATCAGGAAAAAGGTTTAGATAAAATTAATCTCAATTACAGTTTTTACGATAAAGATGTCTTTATTGAAAATGGAACGGATACATTCTTTACAGCACCTTCATCTATTTACCCATATGAAAAGCTCAATATTAATGATACACAATTTGTTTATAATGGAGCATTTTCCGGACCGACACCTGTATTGTCAGATAAAATTTTTATAAAGAGACAGAATACGACCCAGTATGATAACGGCAGATATCTCTGCACTTGGCTGTCAGGTGGTGTTTTAGGTGAAGCCGGGGTTTGGGTTGACAGATATTATTACCCTGATAAAATCTCTAAAGGTGCAGCGCTGTCTGCTACTCCTACTTATGCACCTTCTTTTTATGATAGTGTCGATACATTAACGCTCAATGCTTCTGACGCGGTACTTAACCGAGAAAAGTTCTTTGATAAGTTAAGTGATGCAGCCATTGAACCTAATATTGCAATTAAATATCAACGTATTGGTAATGCTGATATAAGAGAGATTGTCGAAAGTTCATCTCCATTAATTTCATCTTTTGATAGCTATATTACATCTAAGGTAGTAAGGGGTGAAACAGAAAACTACTGTACAGAGGTTGATACTAATCAACTTACTTTTAATGGCGATAGGTACAGTGTATTTAATGTTTCTGACAGTATTGATGAAACAAAAAACTTTACTTTAAACTTTGATATGTATTTAGATCCTGCTAATAAGTATGGATTTGAATTACTAGGCAACAACACCAATCGCGGATTTGGTATTTTCCAAGATCAAACTGTTACACCATTTATTCACGTCGTAAGTGATCAAACGTTATATATTTTTAACACTGACTTTGAATTAAGAAATAAAGTTGAGTTCAAAACTAAGATTAAACAGGTATTTAAAAGAAGTGCTTTAGATGATTACATTGTCACCACCTCTGGAAATTTATTTTATAAAGTTAACACACAAGGTAATAAAATTAAGCTAGACTGTGGTAGTGATATTCTAGAGTATATTGGATACTATCAAATGCACGATCATATAGATTTTATTTCTGGTGATCAAAAGGTAAGACGTATTAACACAAATACATTTTCTGTTTCCACTCTTTCAGCAGATGAATTTGATGTATATGAAAACGAGTTTTGCTTATATGATAATGTATTAGAATATAACGATACGGTCTATAAACTACCTGGCGGTAATAACAACTGGGAAAACGATTCAACTGTATTTTATCAGGTTAGCAATTTTATTGTTAAGCATAATTTAGATGGAGCTCCAGAAGCTTTCCTTAAGTCCAATATTAAAGACTTCTTAGTTGCGCAAAATAAAGTTTATGTTTTAAAGTCCTCTGAATATTTTGTATTCAATACAAGCGGTGTTTTTGAATTATCCGGATCAATCGGTAGTATTAGTATTCCTAACCCTGCAACAGAAACAACTGTAGCGCTTTCCGGTGGCGAGTTTATATCAATAGATTGGGTAAATGAATATCGGAATGGTATAAATTACCAGTATCCTGTTTTACTAGCAGAAGGTAATGATGATAAATTGTACATGTCCAAAGGTACAATGCCAGCTCTTACAGCTGCTGTACTGTCTGGTGTCTCTTTCGGTCATAACACTCCTGATTCAAAGCTTACGAACTATAATATACTTAATCATTTATATGATTCTTCATCAATAGATTTTAAATTAACCTTAAGAAATTATCTAGATAATGAGGACATTCTTACTAAAACTATTTCGTTTGATCCTAATGACTTCGAACCCGGGTTCTATAACTTTACATATAGGTTAGATACAGTGCAGGGCAATTCAACGTTATATATTAATGCTGAGTTATATGACAATCAAACTTTTGCGCCTGGTAAATATATGATACAAGATATATTTAGTGATGAATTATTTATTGGATCTACTGGATTCCAGAGTAATATGGATCTATCAACATATCTCAAACAACCAGGATATTATTACACCAAAGATCTTATTGTAAGAAATCCATTTGTTTATAATGAAGCTATTGATACAGAATTAGTATATGCTTTATACTTGCTAGAAAAACGAATTGATGATATAGTGTTATCACTACCTGCAGGTCAACGAACTTCGAAAACCGAAATTCAGCAGTTCTTTAAGTTTAACAGAACTAATTCTTCAAACACTATTGACGTTGTTGTGAAGAATCTCAATATTACTGACCCGATTATACGTGAGCAAATAAAAACATCTATTTTAGCTGAAGCTAGAAATTTTGCACCGGTTGGTGTTACGATAAATGATATTGTATTTAAAGATTATTAAAAGATGATTACTGATTATACTTCATATAAAAAAGTTTATACCTCTGGTGAATTATTTACACTCACGGGCTCGGATTTTTACGGCTTTGTAGAAACAGTAGATGGGGTTGCACGGGAGGTAACAACTGGTAAGGCTTTATCTTCTAAAAATACTTTTGCCACTGATTTATTTTTTACTAACGATTTTACAGATCGGGTAATTAGTGATATAGAAATATCACTACCAACAACTATAGACGATTGCACGTTTAATCTCAACGATAATTTTAATTACGATTTATTTAAATTTAAATTAGATAATTTACGGAAGAATAATACGTTTGTTTACTCACGCTTATTTATCTCCTCTAATAAGCTACCATATACGGAGTCATTGAGATATGCATCTCTCTCTTCTAATACTTTAACAGCGTTTGAAATAAGAACATCGGATACAGAAAATCCACAATTTATAGACAATATTAGATTTGAGAATAGTCACTATTTAAGTGCATTTGGATATGTTGTAGGGGCTACTGCTCAAACTAATTTAGATTTTGATGATAGATTCTCTTTGTTTGTCTGCACATCTTCCGATCTTATATGTCTTACTGGTTCGAATACCGATTTAACAGTTATAGAGGATACAACTGGTTACGAAACGACTGAAGAAAATAATTTATCATTTAAAGAGCTAGGTGGGATTGCATCTACAAATAAATATCTGTTTCTTTCAGATACTGGTAATAATGTAGTACTTCGATACGATATTGCTGGGTACGTTAACAATGATAGTTCTCTTAGGAATAAGCGTAACTATATTGAGCTTGTTGGTGGTTATGGAGATGCTAGACGACAAACTAAATTTATAAGACCAACCAAATTAGCAGTAAATCCTGATACAGTAGCTGTTTTTGATTCTGGAAATAAAGTAGTTAAGCTTTTTGATGAAGAATTTAACTATATCACCCGTATTACATCCATTAACTTTAATGTAGAGACATTAGGTGCTATGGGGTTCGATCCAGACTTCGGATCGTTATATATTTTAACTTATAAGGATGTAACTACTAATGATATTAACAATCGTGTAACAACCTTATATCGCTTTAGTGGTGATAACTTTAGGTTTAAAGAGGAAATTGTTTTAGACGATAAATTAGCTCTTGATGAAGAAATAGTTGATATAACCTTTTCGGGTACTGACAGTAACTACTGGTATTTTGCCACAAATAAAACTGTTTATAAAAAGTTTAAAACCAGACCAACTAAAGTTATTGGTAAGTACCGTACTGAGCGTCTATATCTTCTAAACTTTACAGATGAGACAATTGAAGTTGCTACTGACCCAATAACTATTAATAATCGCTGGAATTTCAATGACATTAATTTTTCTCAAGCACAATTTATTTGGAATTTAGGTACTCAATTTGGGGAGGCTGCTGCCACAGAACAAGTTACTGGATTGCTTGATTCTAAAATTAATAGTTTCTCAATTTTCCAATCTACAAGTAGCTATGATAAGACTTATATGTTAACGAATGGTCGGCTTTATTTCTTTGACGAGCCTATAACTACATCATATCAAAGAGTACTAAAAGATATTAACTACCCTAACTATGGAAGCGAAGGATTTTCATTAAATCCGGATGGATTTATACAGCAATCAATTATTAATTTGGAAATTTATAAGCTTATCGACGATGTTTTAACTCTTAAAAATAATATTATTGGTAGATTTTCAGGATCCTATAATAATGACATTTTAGAGCTTGATGACTACAACTATAACGTAGAGTTTAATAAATTTATAACACAAGAAATCGAAAATTTCTATATACACGGTAATGAAGAAAACCTTAATGGTGTTTTAAACAGATGCTTTAAGTTGATTTATGAGCTGCAGACCAGATTAATTAATTTTGTCCAACCGGATGTTGATACTTCAGTACAACGTTCATATACTGTTGGAGGTATTATAGAAATTTAATTGCTTAATACTGCCACTACCATAAATATATGTATGGCAAGTGAATCATTAACGAACACCAACATTTCCGATACTTATGTCGGTGTGCTTCATGCTAAAGGTGAGGCTTTACCGGCATCTGGATTACAAGACGTATATGATGGGTTCGGTAATAAAAGCTCATTAAAGATTGGACGTGCCGGCGAAGGTATAGATGTAGATGGGGGTTTAGGAGCTACATTTATTAATCTCATTTATCCAGTGGACGCAGTAATCTTTTCAGCAGATAATACAAACCCCGGAACTAGATTTACTGGAACAACATGGGTACAAATATCAGAAGGTAAGTTTATTGCTGGAGTAGGGGAAGGAACGGATAAAAATGCTGCCACACAAACAGTAGCAGCTGGTGACGACACAACAGTAGGTGAATATAATCATACATTAACAGAGGCTGAACTACCCGTGCATAATCACAATACTTTTAAAGATATATCATCTAAGACAAATAACACAGAAAATTTTGCTGCTAGAAAAGATTCTTCTGGAGGTTCTGAAAATTATGCGATTCAAAGTACAGTAGAAACTCCCGATGTCTTTCCTACATCCAACACTGGTAGTGGAGCAGCGCATAATAACATACCTCCTGCATTTGGTTTGTATGTGTGGAAACGAACAGCTTAACATTTTAAAACAATGCCAGATATTGAAATAGTAAAATTAAAATTAAGAAGAGGTACTGATACACAGCGTCAGGCTATTACTCTCGAGCAAGGTGAACTTGGGTATACTACAGACGCTAAGCGTGTTTGGGTTGGAGATGGGTTTACAGTTGGTGGTGTTAACGTCGGTAATGTTGCACATACACCAATAACTGTAGGTAGTAGAACAGATCTTAGTTATGCAATTAATGGAGATTTAGTATATGATAATAATTTTCTATATCAACTATCCGGCACATATGCAGATAATTTATCATCTTGGGCCTTTATTGGTTCACAAACGGATACATCAACTATTGAATATAATGCAAGTAATCAATTACACATAGTCGATAACGGAGTTGGTATTGCACAGCTAAGTAGTAACGTTGTTCGTGAAAATGGTGGTCTGTTATATACATCTTCCGGGCTCTCGGCTAATGTCGATGGTTCTACTATTGCAGTTGATTCTAGTACCGGGCAGCTAAGCGTTATTGGCGGTACAATTAGTACCAGTAGTGTAGGTAATGGTCTAAGTGGCGGTGGTGCAGATCCTATTGGAGTATATACTACAGATTCTTTTACTTATGATGGTACTCAATTAGAGTTTAGAAATGCTCCAGCAGACACTATTGACGCTGAAGCAATCTGTGATTCTGCGCTTGGTAACGGGCTTGAAAAGAGTGGTGACGGGTCCACAATAAGACTTGAAAATATTGGAGGGGCTACTATCAAACCGTTCAATAGTGCTGTATATGATAGTACAGGTAGAGTAACTTCAACAACAACTGCAATTGAGCAAAATCTTTCAGGTGCAGATACTTCAGGTAATGGTCAACTCTTTTTCGGTTCATTAGATGAATCAAACCCGGGGGCGAGCGGTGAAACGATTGTAAATGTTCTTTCCGCAAATAGTGATCGTTCATCGGCAGTCACTATATCTTTATCATCTGCAGGTTTTATTCAAATTGCTTCAGGTACTCTTGGTGACTTTGCAATTCCTGTATTTAAAATACCAACTTAATTTAATAAAATGGCTAAAAAAATCGAAATTCTAGAAAACACACTTCTCAAATTACTCGTTCGTCGGGGAGATAATGCTGATCGTCTTAACGTTACTTTATCAGAAGGTGAGTTAGGATACACTATTGACGGTAAACGTCTGTTTGTAGGGGATGGTCAAACTGCCGGTGGTATAGTTGTAGGTAATAAATGGAAGGGGTCAGTTACAGATATTTCTACTATTACAGACGCTATTACAGGAGATTATGCATTTGAATCTACAAGTAATATATTTTACGTACTCACCGAAGAGTCTACTTGGTTATCAGCTGGTCGTATTTTAGAGGCTGGCGATACTACTATTGATATTAATGACAGTAATGGCACTATTTCCGTCGGTACAATTTCTGGAGCTAATGTTTCTGTTAATGCGTTAGGTAATTCAATCGATTTAAGCAATACTAAAATTTCGTTAAGTAGTACTCAAATTAAAACAGATAGAGTTTCTGCTCATTCAGTTTCACACCTTAAATTACCACAGAATATTAACATTAACAATGTTGATTATCAATTTCCTGTTGGCGGTCTTGGTGGTGATAATGTTTTCTTACGTTCTGATGCTAATGGTAATCTCCGGTGGACCGCTCCAGAATCAAATGCTACCATCTATTTTAACTCTTCCTCTGTTATACCTATTGGTACAATCATTCCTGTTGCTTCGGGATCAAGCGTACCTGGTGGATATTTGCTTTGTAATGGTCAGTCAATAGCAGGAGCTGATTACCGCGACTTATCTGCTGTTATTGGCTCGCAATATGGTGGTGATGATGTAAATTTCAATTTACCTGATTACGAAGATTCGGTTTTATATGGGGTTAATTCAAACCCCGCCAGTGGTACAGAATATCATATAGACACTGGTACGAGTGGATTAAGCGCTAAAGCGGTAACATTCTTTATTAAAGCTCTACCTGATACAGTAGCTACCCCATCAATGTCACTTCAAGGTAACTTATCTGCACAAGTAAATGGTGTAAATGTTGATGAGGGTACTTCATTCTCACCACTTGATAACGTTATTCTTACAACTCCTGTTCCGGGTGTTGAGGTTTTTGATACTGCTGGTTCTGGCTCCTTTTTCACAAAAGCTCCTTACACGAGATTCTGGATTACCGGGTCTGGTGCTAAAGGTGGTTCTCGCTCTGGTGGTGCTGCAGCTACAGTTACTGGAATTCTTTCAGCTCCAATAGGTACAGAAGTTGTCTATACAATTGGTGCCGGTGTTACAACAAATGACACAGGTGGTGCTGCTTCTTACATTTCTATTGATAGTACAGAACTTGCAAGATCAGTTGGTGCTAGATTCCAACCGGATGAAAATGGCGGTGTACATGATGGTTATACTAATACCGGTAATCTTTCAACAAATGGTACAGGCCTTGCAGGGGGTGAGTCAGCCTACATTCTCGGTGGGCATGTTATTGAAGGTGGAGGTGGTGGTTGGGATACAGATGACGGTGGCTCCGAAGAGGTTGGTTCTACTGCCTCATTCTGGGGCTCTGATAGTGTTGCAGGTGCTGGTGGTGGAGGGCATGCTGGTACATCAAATGATACTGCTGACGGGCTTGTAAAGTTCGAATGGGGCATGTAATTTTACATTTATAAAAATCCTATGGCAAGAGATCTAATACTCACACTTTCTGATTCTGTACTCGCAGCTATTAGCGGTTATGATGCATCTACCGATAAGGAGATGTTTAATAACTATGCTACGCTGTCAGCAATGACAAGAACTACTGATAATTGGATGCATGGTCTCTCTGGTTCTACAGGTATACCAGCTCTTAACAACCGTACACTTGGTGGTTATGTTGATGGTACCTTTCTAGGTGGCGCTCTTATTACACCAAGACATGCTGTTTTTGCTCGTCACGCATCAGCACAAGTAGGTAACATATTCTACTTCTGGGATAGAGACAACAACGTCTACACAAGAACAGTAGCAGGGGCTGCAAGTACCGGTTTAAATACATCATACGGTGATTATATGGTCGTTACATTCGACTCTGATCTACCTGCTGCTATTGAGCCTCTACCTATTTTCCCTTCTGATCTCTATAAGTATGTTGCACCAAATAACTTTACATCATCTGCATATGCCACTTTAAGTGATGCACTTATTGTATCAACTGATCAGGAAGAGAAGTCACTTGTTCATAGAATGAGTCTCATCAACTTCAGACAGTTTGATGACGACTTCCCTAACGATTACGATACAGCAGGTAATGCTTATGCATATTATGCAGCTCCAGTAGATGCTGATGCATTACTTTGGCGTGAGCCGATGATTCCTGGAGACTCTGGTTCACCAATGATGGCTATTGTTGACAATCAACTTGTTTTTCTTGGTGTTACAAGTACAACAGCTGATTTTGATATTTTTGGCAATCTACGTAACATTAACGATCTTAATAGACTGATTGCTGATGCAGATGTAGATGCAAGTGTTAGCACTGGTTATACTGCTACTGAATTTAATTTATCTGGATCAGGCTTTATTAATTACCTAGCTCCTGTAGAACTACCTCTATCCGCTGTAGCAGTGCAGATATTTGAAGAGGGTATGTCTCCACAATACGATATAACATGGTCGTTCACTTACGAGCTTAGCGCGTATACATCTGGAGATGAATTTGGATATTGCATGTTTTTACAGGATGCTAACTTCCCATTAAGTGGTGGAGGTGTTGGACCTGATCTTGGATTTACTGGTAATACTCTTCTCTCTGCATCATTATCCTCACAACCACTTAATAAGCCAATATTAGGTATCGGATTTGATAGTCTTGGTGTCTTTGCATCAGAGCTTACTTATACTGATGGACCTACACGATCAGGTGTATCGTATGCACCTAATAGTATTACAGTAAGAGATAAAGATTTTAACGTAATCACAACACAAGCAATCAGTGCTTTTGATTTGGTTAGTTCTGGAAAGAAAACAATAAGAGCACGTCTTGGAAACTATGGGCGTAGGATTGTTGTTGATTATAAGAATGAAACAGATACTTTTTACACACAACTCCTTACCCAGGAGTTAACTGGTATTGACGTATATTCAGATACACGCTATAGACCGGGAGTTTCATTCGTTAAACCGCTTACAAGTTCTAATACTAATGGTGTTATCGTGACGACTGGATTTCATGTTGAAGGCAATAGTGCTGAAACTAATGAAAGTGAGTTTACCTTCACCCCACTAACAGCTTTCGCAATTGACAATACAACAACCGGACCTGTACCGGAAGAAACTCCAATTTCCGAAGATAAACCTAAATTACCATTTTTAGGGATGGAGCCAAATATTGGTTGTCCGGATAATACATGTGATTTAACAACTTTTGGCTCAGATTACCCCGGTGCATTTGAAACAACCATTCTTTATGGGATGTCTGCATATATTGGAGATATCGATTTAAAATGGAGTACACCGGTAAACCCATATCGTTTTGTCTATACATACGATGATATTATCCGATTAGATACCGGGTTTGTTGGCAACGAAACCTGGAATTACGGTGGTGCATTAAGGAGTAGCTTTACTACAGGTCTAGAAAGTTCCTTAAAGTACGCAAGTTATCCACCAATTGCTCTTGCACCAGATGGTTATCCTTATGTTAATAGTTCATTGACTACAGCAACAAGCTCTATCTATAAAGATACTGATACATCACGTCTTAAAGTTACTGTATACGCTCCAACTTCAGCAGCCGATTGGGAAGTATTTGTCGGATGTCCTTTCTACACCTTATCTTGTGGAATAACTGATGAGTTTCTATGTGATGTCTCACGTAGATTTGAACAACTACGACGTGTTGTACTCAGTCCTATTAATCCTTTCCCTGAGTGCTCTCCTACACCATCACCGAGCGTAACACCTACACCTTCAGTTTCTGTTACCCCTTCCGTAAGTGTTGCTCCGTCTATAAGTGTTACTCCAAGTGTAACTCCAGGAATATCAGTAACACCCTCTGTAAGTGTTACTCCAAGTGTATCAGTTACACCTTCAGTTTCTGTTACCCCTTCCGTAAGCGTCACACCTTCTGTCAGTGTTACACCTTCAGTTAGTGTTACACCTTCAGTTTCTGTTACCCCTTCCGTAAGCAATACACCTCCCCCTTCAGCACCTCCGATAAGTGTTACTCCAAGTGTAACTCCAAGTGTAACTCCAAGTGTAACTCCTGCTGTTAGCGTTACTCCTGCTGTTAGTGTTACTCCTGCTGTTAGTGTTACACCAAGTATAAGTAATACACCTCCTCCTTCAGCTCCACCGGTAAGTGAACCTCCTTTTGTAAGCGCAACTCCATCAGTTAGTGTTACACCATCGGTTAGTGTTACATCTTCGGTTAGTGTTACACCATCTGTATCTGTCACACCATCAGCTACACCACCAGTCTCTGTTACTCCTTCAGCTACACCACCGGTATCTGTCACTCCTTCTACAAGCGTGACTCCAAGTATTACACCATCAGTAACACCAAGTATAACTCCACCACCATCCCCACCTGCTCCTACACCCTCTTAATACACAGTACCGATACATCCCGTGAAATATGTCTGCAACTCCAACTCCAACTGTAACGGTATCATTTTACGTATCACCAAGTGTTACACCATCTATATCTGTTACTCCAAGTGTCACTCCTTCAATCACACCGACTAGCTCAGTAACACCGAGTGTTACACCTTCCGTTACACCATCTATATCTGTTACTCCTTCAGTTACTCCTAATATAACCTATGAAACTGAAGTCTTAGCTGATTCCCCACTCGCGTATAGAAATCTTAATGGACCGGCAGAGGTCTTCGATGGAACAACGACAAGGTATCAAATTGGAGATTTAACTACAGTAGATGATATCGTTTCAAGTGGGAATTTCACACTTGAAGGTATCGTATCTACTAATACGCTCGTTAACGATGGTACAATTATCGGGCAATGGAATTCTGCTACACGTGAAATATTGCTTTGGTTCGACTGGGGTGGAACTCCAAATTTTAGAGGTATCTTTTATACAACCAGAAGTAGAGGACTTACTCCTGAAACGCCGACAGGTTATAGTGTTTCACGTTATACGGAATACCATGTTGTTTATACCTATGATGGTTCAAATGCAAAACTCTATATTGATGGTGTTGAGCGTGCATCAGTTGCTGAAACAGATTCACCGGTAGATCGAAATGCACCTTTTTTTGTCGGTGATGATGGAAGTGGCGCGAGGTATTTAAATGGAACGTTACGAGGTCTTGCTATTTATGATACTGCTCTTTCATCATCTCGTATCCTCGCACATGCCAACGCAGCTAGTACACCAAGCGTTACCCCGAGCGTTACACCGAGTGTAACACCTACGATCACTCCTACGATCACTCCTACGAGCTCAGTTACACCAAGCGTCACTCCTACGATCACTCCTACGAGTTCAGTTACACCTTCTGTAACTCCTAGCGTTACACCATCGATCACTCCGAGTATAACTCCTACGAGTTCAGTTACACCTTCAATTACTCCTAGCGTTACACCATCGATTACTCCTACGAGCTCAGTTACTCCAAGTGTAACACCAAGTGTTACTCCTACGATTACTCCTACGAGTTCAGTTACACCAAGTGTTACTCCTACGATTACTCCTACGATTACTCCTACGAGTTCAGTTACACCCTCAGTAACTCCATCAGTTACTCCTAGTATAACACCAACTTCATCTGTCACTCCATCTGTCACTCCTTCGGTGACTCCAAGTGTAACTCCTACGAGTTCAGTAACACCTTCAGTAACACCGAGTGTTACGCCGAGTATAACACCTACTTCTTCAGTAACACCTTCTATCACTCCTAG